CTGTGGTGTCTGCTTCGTCTCCGATGGCGAGAATAGCTCTAGAAGTTTCTGGCTGAATCTCGGCTGTTCCGGTGTCAGGTCTGGTGGAAGACTCGGCATTTGAGGCGGTTGATATGGGGCAGTTTGGGGCTTTGATAGGAAGCCGCAACTTGAGACTGCCAGAGTCAATGTCAGCATCACGCTTTTGTTGAGCAAGTTTTGCATCTTGGTTTGCTTTCTGAAGTTTAGTGGCTTGGGTTTGAATGGCGGAGACTAGGACTCTTTCCTTTTCCCTAGCCTCTGCATTAAGGGCGGCTATCTCAAGTTGCTGACGAGTCACCTCGTCATGCTTACCCTTGAAATAACCACCGCCAAATGAACTAACCACAGCCATCAGGATACCCAACAGTACCCAAGGATTAAACAGACTCATGGTGCTGGTGGCTCGTCATTTTCAGTGGCATCAGCCTTGGCTATTGCCTTGGCACTTGCTGAGACAGCAGAACGACCAGCGACACCGCCAAGGACACCAGTGATGAACACCATGATGGTATTGATCTGTTGGGTGTAAACCTTGTCAATTGCCGCCATGCCTGACATTGGTTGCGTAACGAATGAAACGCTATACAAAAACATGGCAACAGAGCCAAGGAGGATCATCGTTAAGGAGAAGATGACAATAGCCCAGATTCGGACTTCAATCTCTTCAGCAGTCATGCGGTTGTTAGGTTTGTATCCAATGGTAGGCATTACTTTTTCTCCTGTTCAGGTTTGATGAGTTGCTCTGGGCAAGTACCTGTAGCGGTACAGATTGGGGGTTTACATTCAGCACTTTGCCAATTCTGAGGGTCTTGGCACTTATATCTAAACCTGTCTTCACAGGCAGATAAAACAAATAAGCATAAAACACATATCAACAGTCTTGACCTCATACTCTATATCCTCCATAATAAGCACATGAAAAATTCATCTGAAATATTCCACGAATTGTTTTCTTACGATCAAACAACTGGGAACATTTTGCAAAAAAAGAAACGACCAAGAATAAAAGTTGGATCAATAGCTGGCGCATTGACCCCAAAAGGATACAGATATATACAAGCACAAGGGAGGAAATATCCAGCCCATCATCTTGTTTGGTTTTTTGAAACAGGTTCATTTCCAAAACTTTTTTTAGATCACATTGATGGTAACAAATCAAACAACCACTTTTCCAATCTTAGAGAAGTTACAACAAAACAAAACAATGAGCATAGAGGAAAGCAAAAAAACAACTCAACAGGTTATAAAGGAGTGACTTTTAATAAAAGATTAAACAAGTTTATTGCACAGATTCAACATAATTACAAAACAATATATTTGGGAGTATTTGACACCGCACTAGATGCAAGTATTAAATATGAAGAATGTGCAAAATCTGTTTTTTCTCATTATTAAACTTTTATTTGTCTTTTTCCCTTTCCTTTTGTTCAATCTTCTGTCGCAACTTCTCAACCTTTTCCATTTGAGCCTTTGCCTCATGTTTAGTCTCTAATATGTCAAGATAAAGAAATCCCATAATAGGCAACAACAAGGCTATCAACACACAGCAGGCTAACCAAGCAATCATCTCTTCCCCCACTGACTTACGAACAGAAACCACAGCCACAGGTACAGGAGGAATATAAAAGTCATTGTTAGATACCCTAGCTTTAGCTGGAAGTTTCTTTCCTCCTCTTTGCGTAGCCATGTCTCTTGCCTTTTCTTCGCCTCTTCCATCAACCTTGCTTGTGTCTGCTCCTCTTCGATCTGGTCTTTCATTGCGTAAACTGAACTGTATAAAGCACCCATCTCAGGGGGTGCGCTATATACAAGACATTCACGAATCTGAACTACCAACCTGTCCATCTCTTGCTGTGCCATCACCCTCTTGAGAGCCGCTTCCATGTTGTTCTGATTTGGGTCATAGACTGTCAGACTCTTTTCTTCTTCTTCCCTTATGTGTGCCGCCAATTGCTCCTGAAGTTTGAAGAACTCGGTTAAGTTCTTAACTATGTCTATCTTGACTTGAGTTTCGTCAACACTGACATACTCCGACTTTTTAGACTTAGCCAAAGGCTTTGCAACTTGAGGCTTAGGTTTTGCGCCAAAGAACTTGCGGAACTTACTCCAGAAACCACCAAGTTCCTTGCCGATAGCCACAACCTCATCAGCAGTTCTTTTGACTTGGACAAACTGCTCTTTAGCTTGCTTGTAAAGGTCAACACCTTGCTGAATCTGTTTGACCAGACCAGCCGCCATGAGGCAAATCGTGATTGGATCAATCTCAGTCTCCTTATTGAGTCTGTGACTTTGACAGTAAATTGAACATCAATGGGTAATCAAGTTCAGGGAATAACCCAGTAACTTTTTCAGCCTGTTTTGCACCTTTGCCAGCCATAAATGCTGATTCACCAACCAATCTTGGAGATGATGCGGCTAAATATCCAACACCTAATGGAGTTGAAATCTGGCTTCCCAACAGTCCAGCAGTACCAATAGTTCCAGCACCCTGAATGCCTCTAGGAGTCCATGAACTTAATGCTTGACCAGCAAGTGCTGGCTTGATTGGTATACCGCCAGCTTGCTCAAGTTCTGTAGCCAAGTTCATGCGTTGACCATAGTTTGCATTTACATTGTTACGCATAACTGATTGCAACTTACGCAAACCAGCATCAGCAGTAGCTTTTTTGCCCAAAGACAAAGAACGCTCAATTTCCTTGATCTGGTCAGCAGTTTCAGCATACTGCTTCATGGTGTCAGCATATGTAGGGGCTTGCTTTTGAATGGTTGACTTGATGGAGTTATAAATGTCACCAACAACAAGTCTTGAACTTTTCTTCTCGAAAGGGATTGACTCAAGAACATCGCCAACTGATTGCTTTAAGGCATCAAGTCCCTCTGGTGTATGGTAAGTTGCAGGGTCTGAGTTCTTCCAATCATCAATGATTTTCTGAGCCTCTTTAATTTTACTCAAGGCATAATCACTTTTCACCTTACCCTTGTAGGTGACTTTATCCATAGCACTCTTCAATGCTGTATCAACATCATCAAACTTCAATACTGTTTGATCTGTTTTGATATTTGCCATGTTTGCACGATAAGCCTGTTGCTGTTGCTTAGTCATGGCATCAAGGTTTGCTTTTGCATCTTCCAAGACCTGAAGTTGGTCAGCAGTACCACGCAAGTTTTCTGTAAAGGATTTTGCTTTTGCACCACCCTCTTTACCAGCCTCAAATGCTTGTCGAACAGCCTCAGACCCTGCACCAGTAATCATGCCTAATGATGGTGCTAATGCTTGTGCGCCTAACTTAACTGGTGCAGTAACAATACTCAAAGGGTCTGTAACTTTTGCTGCTGTTGTCAATACTTTTGATGTTGTTCCTGCTTTAGGCGCAAGACTAGCACCGCCAGTTAAGAAGATAGACAAGTCAGATAAAACACTAGCAGGGTCACTAGCCAATGCTTGTTTGGCATTTTCTATGTTTCCATATCTATTTACATAGAATTGTTTGACCAAATTAGCTTTGTCGATAGATGCCTGATCCCTACCTACAAAATCAACAACTTTGTCTGGTAATAAGTTTTGCAGTGTTCCTGCACCAATATCAAGAACACCTTTGATAGTTTCTACAGGATTGGTTACTGCCTCATAAACATCGCCAACCATAGAACCAAAAGATTTTGGGAAGTTCATAACAGCACCAGTAGCTACTTGGCTTGGTGTCAGTGTTGAGCTTGATGATTGTTGCTGTTGTTGTGGTTTAGTTGTAGTTGGTTTAGTAGGTTGAACTGGGGCAGAGGGAGTCAAACCATTTTGACGCTCAAAAGCATCAATTTGGGCATTTGTATAACCAGCCGCTATAGCAGCTTGACGATCAATAGTTGCCATGTTTTATCTCCTACCGCCAGTTACATTTGATGGATTTGTATTATTGCCTTGGACAATGAAATTTGATAATGGTGGAAGTGATGAAGATGGTTTCAAAGCATCCAGTGCGGCTTTGCTATAACCTTGAACACGCAAGACATTATCAAGTTTTAAATATGCTCTTTGTGCCATTTCAGCTTGTCTATCAAGATTTGCTTTAGCCTGTGCTGGTGTCATGCCTTTAGTGACCATAGCTTTATCAAATTCAGCTTTTTCAGGAGCAGTCAAAGCCGCACCAAACAAGTCATTTCTAACTTTGTTGACATGATCTTGATATGACTGCCACCATTGGAATAATGCAATATCTTTTGGATCACTTGATTTACTAGCCCTCCATACATCAGCGTCACCAAGTGCAACTGTTGGATAACCAGCAAATTCTGGCTGAAATGATGTTGTCAAATCACTTAACTTATCAACTGAACTAGCACGATCAGCAAGTTTAGTAGCGTCAGCCAGTTTAATTTCTTTACCATCTGCCGCTTTTTGTTGATCGTCTTGTGCTTTTTTAATCTTCAGTCTAGCTAACTCAAGATTCAACTCTTTGAGAGAATTGTTTGTTTCTCTTGACTGATCTCTAGCATTCCTGTCAGCAGCATATTTCTGTGCGTCATTGTTTATTCTTGTCAACTTCTCCATCAGCACATTTTGATCTTCAAAATCAAGGCTGGCAAAATTCTTAGAGAGTTGTGTAGCGTATGGCAATACTGTTGGATGAATTGCATTTCCAGTTATCAATGCTTGAATTGCATTGTCAGATGATGCAGTTTGAACTGGTTGACCCTCTGGAGTAATGATCTTCCAAGTACCATCAGGTTGACGCTCAACCAGTTTTTCACCCTTTTTAAGTTCCTTAGTTTCTGGCGCAAGTTTTTTCAGGATTTCACGACCAGCAACAGATGTTGATAACTTTTTCTCAACTTCAGGATCACGAGTTCCATCAGGCTTGAATAAAGTCTTAGCAAGTTGTTGAACCTGTAATGATTCAATACCTTGAACACCCTCAAGCCTTTGCTTGACAATATTTGCACCAACTTGACCATATTTAGATACAAGTGTATTTGCAACATCCTGATTGAATGTTTGAGTTTGTGGGTCAAGCAATGGTGTTGTTTGTTCACCAGTGTCAGGGTCAATACCATTAGCAATGCTCAAGGCTCTTGACTCCATGCCACGCTGTAAAATACCCTGACCACGCTCAAACAAACGCTGTTCACGCTCAAAGCCACGAGCCTCTGCAACAGCAGACTGCTCTTTTGCTTTCATCATCTCATTACGCAACAGGAATGCGGCTTCTTGGTCGCCAGATTGCAAAGCGGTTTGAATTGCTTGAGCATAAGAATCTGGATTGCTTGGATCAATCATGCCAAGCAATTGCTGACGCTGAGTAATCTTTTGCAACTGTGGGTCAACACCACCCAAAGCACCACCGATGGCAGAACCAAGTAATTGACCACCACGATAGAACCCATACTGTGCTTGCGCTCTTGGATCAAGTTGAGCAAACTGCAATGCTTGCGCTTGTTGCGCTTGATTCTGAGCCATTTGATACTGCTCAGGAGTTGCAAAAAGTCCACCAATGTCTGTTGCCATGATTTATTCCTTAATAGTTCCAAGCCGCAGGGTTGTAGCCAACTTTAGATGAATTTACAGTTCCACCACTATATGCGCCAAATTCAGTAGCTGGTGGGTTAAAGTAGTTTTGCACACCACTTACAAATTGAGGGTTAGAACCTAAACCAGAAATAGCAGTTCCCAATGGACTAAATCCAGCACCCGATTGTTGAGTCTTAGCGGCAGACAAGCCACCTTGTAACAATGCTTGTCCAACATTACCACCAGCAGTAGCCGCACGACCACCTAAAGCCGAACCCATCTCTAAAGGCTGTTGACCAAGAGACTCAATAGTTGATCCAGCACCCAAATAACTTGTGAATGGGCTTAATGCGCCAACTTGACCAGCTTGATACTGTCCCAACAAACTAGCACCAGAGCCAAGCAATCCTGTTCCAAATGCCACATTCTGCTGACCAGCTTGCTGAGCCTGTGACGCTAATTGCAAATCTTGTTGAGCTAAAGCGTTGTAGTAGGCTTCCATTTCAGGAGTTGTAGCACCCAATCCAGCCGCACCACTTGGTCTAGCACCTGTAGCACCTACAGACAAACCACCACGACCTGTTTGGAACAACTGGTTTTGCAACTGTGCATATTGACGCTCACGACTTGGTGCAAGCAAATCTTGTTGCTGTTGAATGTACTGAGCCGCAACTTGTTGAGGAGACTGTTGTAGGTACTGCTGACCTAAACCAAACAGCCCTGTAGCACTTTCCTGAAGTGGTGCGTACTGTTGCTGTGCTTGTTCAGCTTGAGATAACGCACCTCCTGTAAGAGCCTGTAATCGGTCTTGGTAGGCTTGTAATTCAGGAGCAACTGTGTAACCAGCACCAGTTAAATATCCTTGAGGATTAAATTGAAAATTTGAACTGCCATAACGAGTAGTTACGCCAACAGGTCGAAACTTAGCCGCCTCTGCCGCAATTCGTGCAGACTCAAGTTGTGCCTGTGCTGATGTATTAGCCGCACTCTTTGCGGCATTTGCTTGCATTGAGCCACCAATTAAACTAGCTCCTGCTGCTATCCATGCTGCTGGCATATCATTCCCCTTTAATCAAAATTTCATCAACCTTTGACGGATCTTTTTCGTCAGTGGCATGAATACAAAACCAAACACAATCCGTAATTGCTTTGACTCCATGAGTCAACCCTGCTTCAATCTCAATACAAGCTGGAGCAGAGAAAATATCAATCTCAGTACCACGCAAGACAGCAACCTTGCCATGAGCCAATATAGACAGATGACTGAAGTCATGCGTATGCTTCAAGATTGTCATTCCCGCTGTGAAGAATGATTCCTTGGCATACAAACCATCACTGAAGTGATGAATAATTCGATATTCTGGGTCTTGCATCATCATTTATTTTTACTCATACATGATATTGATTGAACCATTATCAAACGATGGAGTTCCGCTAATTGTTGTTATGCGAATCCTATCAATAGATCCAGAAAGAGTTATATATCCTGAACTATGTCCTGTTCTATTTCCTGTTGCATCAACAAATGAACCACTCTCAACCCATTTGTTACTTCCCATATTCACTAAAGTCAAAATACCACTGTATGTATATGATGCGCCAAAACTTGGAATTATTGGTACGCCAGAATTTGAAGATACCGCAGTTGATGATGTAGCTTCAGCCCTAATGCCAACACAAGCACCTATGTATCCAGAACCTACAATAGACCCACTTCCAAGTTGCAACAACATTGGTGAATCGCCATCAATACTTACATCAGTAAAAATTACAGTAATCCTCTTCACCCAAGATGGAATACTTGTAAAATTTATGTTCCCGCCACTAGTGGATGCAACACTTGTACCAGTAGTAATAAGACTAGAGCTAAGAGTAACTGTTCCGCTTAATGTTGGACTTGATATGGATGGGCTTGTTAAAGTTTTATTTGTTAATGTCTGAGTATCACTTGTTCCAACTACAGTCCCACTTGGAGCAGTTTTAGTTGCCCATGTATCTAAATCGGCATCCCATGCTTGAACATTTGTTCCAATAACTAAACCCAAATTAGTTCTTGCATTAGCGGCTGTAGATGCGCCAGTACCTCCATCAGCAATAGCTAAGTCAGTAATGCCAGAGATTGTACCTGCTGAAATTGCAACAGTTGGAATTGTTACTGTTCCAGTGAAAGTTGGACTTGCCAAATCTGCCTTAGTTGCAACAGCAGTTTGAATATTGTTGAACTCTGTATCAATCTCAGTACCTTTGACAATCTTCAAAGGGTTTCCAGAAGATAGATTATCTTTAGTGGCAAAGTTCGTGCTTTTGGTGTAATCACTCATAATAGTCCTTTAAGTCATCTTGCCATTTTTGGCTTGGATTTCAATTTTCTGAATAGACAATGGAGTTCCATTGATGTCAGATTCGTAACCTGTTTGAACAACTTTACCAGTACCTGATGCCGCAACTACCAATGTTTGTAGAGCAACACCATCAGCATAGTAAGCAATGGTTGTGGCATTTGCTCCATACTCAGCAACACCATACTCAGCAATACCTTGAGATGGAATTGTTGCATTATCAGATAAGTAATTGGTCTTGAAGTCAAAACCCCACTTAAATGTGACTGTTTGATTTGTTCCACCAATAACAACAATAGAGAGCTTTTTCAGAATTGAAGTTACATTCTGATTTCCAAGGTCAGCATGGTTTGTGTAATACAACATACGATAAGCAGTTGTGTAATCTTGATAGGTACTGTAAAACCCAACATAACCATTCTGCCCAATGTAAAGACTTCCATCTCTGCGAGACAAGAAAGACTTAGGCGTGATCGAATCCCAAGTAGTAACCCTTGCAGACCCATCAGGCAAATAAGCCTTGGTATCAAAACACCAAGTAGTGTCAATGCTAGGAGTCACCAAGAGATAAAACGCTTCACGCTCTGAATAGACAGACTTAACATTAGTCAGTGTCTCACCAGCAATAGCACTCATTAAGTCATTACGAATATTCTTAGACAAGTCTCTCTCTGGAGCAGACTTCTCTTGAATTGTTCTCATTAACGATCTGACACCAGAGTTAGACAAGAACAAAACATCAGTGCTAGTGGTCTGAATACTGTCTCTCGCAATACATCCAATGCCCTCAACAGTGTCACTGATAGACATAGTTGATGGAGAAGTTGCACCTTGATAAACAAGAATCTGACGCTTACCAAAGATAAATAAGAAACCATTGTGAGCCGCCAAACCAGTGATCTGGTCAGCACCATTCACCCACACATTGTTTACATTAAGTGAGCCAGCAGTACCTGTAGACCAGACATGACCAGAAATCAAGTCACTGAAATAAACAGTTGAGTTATTAGTAGTTGTATTAGCAGCCCACAAACGACCAAACGCTGAAATAACAATGTCAGCATCAGGAACAGTAGCTTGGTATCCTGTCTTCTCAGACACTCTACGATATGTAGTAGTCGATACAGCAGGGTCATAAATCAGAGGATTGTGACCAGACTGAAAGAAATATGTGATGCCATTCAAGGAGGCACACTGCCAATTACTTGCAGTAATGGTCGGTGCAGTACCACCACCACCATAAGTGAGTTCAGTCACAGTATTGGTGGAACTCAACTTGAAAATCTTGTTATTGCCAGCAAACAACACAGTCAAAGTACCATCAGTTTGAACTAACTCATGGATGACCTTGACATCATTTGCACCAAGGTTGCCAGAGGAATCATTAACTCTTGACCAACCTTTGCGTGAACCAATACGACCATACTGGTCGATGATGCAGTTAGTTGCAACCAAAGCAAAGCCAGCATTCAAATCAAGAGGCGAGTCTTGAGTATTCAGCCCATAATATGCAGGGGCTGAGATGCTGTATGTTTGAATTTGTTGGCTCATACTGCCACAAACTCTTGATTCTCAGGGTAACGAGTACCCTCTAAAGCAATGTAATCAGACAACATTGATTTATAGAGTAAGTAAGCCTCAGATGAAGACAGACCACCATCTTCACCACGCTCTACCAATGCACGAGCATAAGCATTCTGAACCACCAAGGTATCAGGAACTTTGACAACTGTTGAGTCTGATGACAATGTTGCTTGTGGCACTGTCAGGCTAAACGGAATGCTGTAAACACCATCAGGGCGAGGATACAAAGTTACCTTGGTGTCATAACTGCCATCAACACCATCAAAGGCATAGTATGCAGGTATAGCATTCACAGGTGTAGAGAAGTTCTGATACCTGTTCATTGTTGCGAAATCAATGTTCTTCATGCGTAAATTGCTTGTGACATTGAGAACATCAATAACTTGGAATTTCTGACCAGAACCAGTTAAAGCATAAGAATAAGTGCCAGCAGTTGTAGAAAGAGTAATAGTTGTGCCAAGCACATTCCATGCAAAAGCATCTTCAATTTGACGCTTGGCATCATTGACAAACTTGCCAATCAGGGCTGAGTAACTGGTTTCAGAAACAGTAGAGACAGTTGCTTCACGCAACCTAACGAGTACATCGTTTACAAGTTCTAAGTAAGTCATCTGCTTCTAGCCTTTGCTTGATTCCTTGCGGATATAGCCTTAGCTTTTGCCTTTGCGTCAGCCTTTGAGGATGCACCCCATGCCTTTAGCGAAAGAAGCAGTCTTGTTGGTTCACCATTCTTGTACTCAGCACCAGCCATATTGCCCATGCGAGCCAAGAAACTTGCTCTGCGAGGGTTGTCCCCCGACTTTACTGGTGCTTTCAAGTTGCCACCAGTTTCTGCATTATAAGATGCTCTCCCCTTGGCATTCAACCCCCCTTTGGGATTTTTGCCCTCAGAGCGTTGCCAAGTAGGAGTTTTCATCACTTCACCTTTTTAGGTTTTTTTGCAGTCTTTGCCGCTTGTTTAAAGTCAGCGGCTGTAGGTGCATTCTTAGAACCCACCTTGTTCATCTTCTCTCCAGAACCCGCCTTGATTCTGGCTTGTTTGGCATGAATGTTGGCGTAAAGTCCCTGCTTCATTTCATCTTCTTCTTTGTTAACTTAGACACGCCCGCAGAATTTAATGCAATCGCAACTGCTTGGGTACGGCTTTTAACAACCTTGCCACCCTTGCCAGAGTGCAGAGTTCCCTCTTTGTACTCGCCCATGACTTTCTTAATCTTCTTCTGAGGTTTAGACATTTTCATAGGGTTTCTCCTTAGTACATTATTTTGGCTGTGATCGTGCCAGACACATAAACAGTGCAATTTGCTCTCAAATACTTAGGAGCATTTTGAACAGTAATGATGCCGTTGGCTGTTAAAGCAGTTCCAAGTGTTGACCAGTTAGTGCCATCAAGACTGCCTTGCAGTGCAACAGTAGCTGATGTAATGCCTGAAACTTGCAAGAATGCTGGCTGACCAGTATCAACCTGAACAGCAGTAGATGTACCTGTTGCGCCAACTGCATTCAGCAGTGTGATGGGAGTAGTTAAAGATGCCATTTTTAATCCTTTTTAATAGAACCGCCAGATTTCCAAGCATCACAAGTACGCAAAGCAGCACAGGTGAAGTGGAACAATTCACAAAATCCTAAATCAGCGGCATCAATGAACTGCTGATCGTAGTCAAGCTCATTCTCTGAGCTTTTGCCTTTTTCTAGACCATCTTTGATGCACTGCATCATTTCTGGAGTTTGAATAAATG